TGGTGGAAATTGCGAGGTCTGCGGAAGGTACTTCGGCGAGGCGCTGCACATGGATCACTACTTTGGCGGCTCAAACAAATCGAGAATGGAAAAGCGTTTCGGCCTCGACTGCATTTGGATGATTTGCCCGACCGATCACTACGCAAAGACTAAGAACCATCCGAACCGCGAGCGCTGGGATTGCCTGTTTCGCGATCACTGCCTGCGTCATGGGTACGACACGGCCAAGATGTTCAAGGAGGCGCAGAGGTGAACTACGAAGATCCCGAGGAAAGCTGCCTCGACTGCGGCCGTTCGTCGAGAAAATGTTGCGACTGCGAGCGGCGAGAGGTGGAAGCTAAGCTTCAGTCCCAGATCGACGTGCTTCGCACGAGACTCGACAAGCTGATCATCGATCTGAACAATGCAACACGAGTTCTAAAATGAAAATGGCCAAGAAGCAGTCAGAGAAGAGCGCAAAGATAGAGACGGTTCGATGCCTGAGTTGCGAGGAGCAAATTCCGAAGGCCACGGCGAAACAATGGCCAACTGGCAACTGGGAATGCGTAGATCGCCGTGCCTGCATGTCGAACAGAATTAACCAGGTGGCGCCGAGGTTTTAGATGCGTCGAGGCTGCGCCCCTCGTGGCCGCCGCGACCAAGAATCGATAGCGGCGGCCGGCACGACGTTACTTCTTCTTCCGGAAATAAAACGCCTTCAAACCATGGTCTTTCGCTCGGATGATTTTCCCCGAACGCCAGTGCTTGAATTGCTTCCGAAAACAACCACCACTCTTCTTGTTACTCATGTAGGTACCCCGCCACGGCGCACCCGTTCCATGGCGTCAGCGATTGACTGACGAGAGGTGCTTCCGGTACCTTTGGCGGGTATTGCGGGGCCGCTAGTACCGGCTCTGTCTTCGGCGTGGTTCGAGTGACAGCTCGGCCACGCCATTTTTCTGAGTTCAACTGACTTCATGAACTCAGAAACTCACTGCATCTACAATTATCCCCTGCGACCCGAGGGATCTCAAGCCCGCGGAGGCACTCGTTTCTCCTCTGTGGACGGGGGCTCTAGAATGCCTGTGGACAACCTGTTGACAACGTCGCTCAAAAGTCCAGCTTCAGTCCGATTCCGCCGGATACTCCCAAGCGATCTGCTCGTGAATATCCAAACAGAGCCGCTACCGGAGTGGGCCGATACCCGGCGCTCACTTGTGCGAATGGTCCGAAGAATGGTTCGACGCCGACCAGCATTTCCGCGAAGCCGTGTCTCAGCGGCACATCAGAAACAACCCGAGAGAGTCCCGCTCTAAGCTCGCTCGGGACTACCCCAAAGGGCGCATTGGCACCGTGGGCGTGGCGTCGCTGATCGGCAGCAGCTGCGGCATCGTGCCCGACATCTTCTGCGCACCAAGCGCACGTTCGATTACGCCCGATAGATAGATTTCCATCGGCCCCGCCGCCATCTTCAGCACCGAACCGAGGTCTTTCAGCCCACGCTGTCCGAGCGCCTCTTTCAGAAGCCGCACAGCTTCGCGCTTCAATTCGTCAGCCTCCTCTTTCGTCAGCTTGCCATCTTCCATTGCCGAGACGACTTTCGGGCGAATCTCTCGCTCGACGTGCACAACGACTGACTTCGCAATCTCGAAAACTCGCTCAGCAACGACGCCAAGCCTTGTTCCCTTGGCTCGAGCTGCAATCCACATCCCCAGCTGAGTCAGCGCCCATGTCAGGCCCGTGCCAATTGCCGCGAGAACCAGTGGGAATGCGTGCTGCCAGAAGAGTTCTAAGAGTACCGGTTTCATTTCTTCCCTTTCTTAAGCTCGTCGATTTTTCGAACCGCGAGCATGATTGAGACGAGCCCGTTTCGAAGCTCGTGCTCGCAGTGTTGGGCCAAGGTGACGCAGGCGACGTGTTTCTCGTCCCGCTTGTGCAGCTCTGCGAATGCTCGAAGCTCTCTGATTGCGGAGCTGATTCGCTTCTCGACTCGCTCAAGCACTTCGTGAGGCATTAGGTGCTCTCCAGCGGCTGGAAGTGCGGAAATGGCGAAGAGCCGAAGCCTAGGAAGTCTTTTCGGTAGAGATGGGAGTTCTTGAACTTCACCATCGCTCGGAACTGGCGGGCGATTTCCACCGAGGTAACCCGAGAATCACCGCCGCACGCGCCAATCACTCGGCCATCGCCGACCCACATCATCACGTGAGAGACGCGGTTGGAATCGGTGCCGTAGAAACATAAATCGCCTGCGAATGGTTTCTTGGTCTGAGGCAGCGCAATGAAGAGCCGCTGGCAGTTGTGCATCGGACGCCAGTCGAAGCCGCCCACTTGCAGGTAACAGTGAGTGACGAAGCCCGAGCAGTCGTAGCAGGGCACCATCAGCCCGTTCTCATTCGGGTGAAGAGTGCCTTTGGCGGCCCAGACATAGGGAGCGCCGAGGAGCGACTGGCCCACCTCAAGCAGCCGGAGCCGCTGAGTGGAAATGCCGGTCGAGGTCACTCTTTCTTGGGGCGGGTAACGTCCGTGCTTTCGATGTCCGCCAGACTCTTTAGTCTTCGAATGTCTCGGCGGATCGGCTCAAGTGCTTCTTCTATTTTTTCTTCGACTACGTCAGCGACCACTCGCCGGTGGCGAGCGTTTTGGAACACCTGCCCAATCTCTCGGCCAGCCATGATGCCGAGCAGGGCGAGAGCCTGGATGATGCTCTCCCAAAGATTGCTGGGCACTCCGGTTGGGTCGCTCATGATCCCCTAAAGCAGACATAGAACCAGGGCTGATTCGGCATGCCGTGCGAGGCCTGAAAAGTGAGCGAGGTCCCTGTCACCTGGCATTGTGTCGGGTACCCTCCAGGGGACTGACAGAAGCAGCCAACTCCCGAGGCGACCGTGGCGCCAGCTTGTCCGCCGATGTTTGTGAGACCCGAGCCGATGTATAGCGAGCTCGTAATGGCGATGCCGGGCGTCGATACAATCCCGGTGGTGGTAAGCGTGTAGTTCGCGGAGTCCGTGTCGATGGTGACCCTGGCGTTGCCGTCCGTTTGATTGTTCCGAAAAACAATCGTCCCGTTCGTTCCGGTTCCGCCCGGATTGCCGTAGATGCTGATACCGCTCGATGAGCCCCCGCCGACAATTCTGGGCGTCGTTGCGTTGCCGATAATGGTCATCGTCGGACTGGCGACCGCGCCGAACTGGGTGTTTGCCGGAAAGGTCACCGCGCCTGTGCCAAGCTTCATCACGTCGGCCCCAGCAACTGCCGCGCGAACATCCGCGGACCCCGCGCGATAGAGTCCCACGCCGGTGTCAGCGCTGAATGCGAGCGAGGGCGCACCCACGGTTCCCGCTGGGAGCTGCGTTTGCACCAGAGGAAGCACGGCGGTCGAAGTGAGCTTGAGCGTATCGGTGGACGACACAGAGGCGCGGATATCGCCGGCGCCAGCCCGGTAGAGACCCGAGGTCGTTTCGGCGGAAAACGAAAGGCCAGGGGCGCTAACGGTTCCCGCATAGAGTTTCAGCGCTGCCAGCATCGCACCGCGGCCATTGCGGTCGAGGGAGTTTGTTATTTCGGTCGAGAGATCCGAGATGGTGTTGTTTGCCCAGGTCGAGGAGATCGACGAGCCAGACACGACCGGATTTCCGGCGGGCAGTGAGTGCGTGCCGGAGCTGTTGCGCGCCGCCGCTACTGGCGACTGGTAGAGCGTCGCGAAAACCGCTGCGCAGACACCGAGAACGAGACCGAGTGCGACTAGTTTTTGTTTCATTGATCACCCACAATTGAGCCGCCAGCGGCGGACGTTTGCGCACGAAGCATGTCGATCAGCCCTTTCATGCGGAGCCAGTCCTCTGTTCGAGTCATCGCCTGCTGCCAGGGGAGCTGACCTGTGGCGCCGAGTTTGAGTTTTTCGCTCGCGTTAAGAAGAGCTACCGCAGGGGAAATCGAGTATGCGAAAGGCATTCCGAGTACTCGTGCTCCAGTAACCGGGACCTTGGTGTCCAGTGTCCGATTGCCAGCGATGGCCAATTCCCGGAGAGCGCCGCCGGCGCCACGAGCGTAGTCGCCGAGGTCTTCGGCCGATCGAACAGCCATCGAGAGGTGTGCAGGAGCAAAGCCGTCCTCTCGATCCATCCCCCTCGCAACCGCGTCCTCGACTATTTTGTACTGGCGATACTTGTTGTCCGTCTTGGCTAACTTCTCAGCCACCTCTGGCCCGAGCTGTTTCTGGAGAAGGTAAGTCAAGGCCTCTTCGGCAGTGCCGATGAGTCGCTTTGCCTCTTGATTGCTGCCCTCTCTGACCTCGCGCCGAATGTTCGAGCGCATTTTCATGATCGGCTCGGCCGTTGTCTGCGCCTGCGCCGTAATGGACCCACTCTGGTTGGCAGTGCCCAATGCATCCTTCTTGATTGCAGCAAGCTTGGCTTCCGTCGCAGCCGGTAGAGGCTGGGCCCGAGAGGCCTCAACCGTCGGCAAGCTCGTCCGAGACGCTTGCGGCAAGTTATCCAGCAGCGTCGCCTGGTTTTCCAGAAACCGACCAGCTGTATTTCTAGACTGTTGCGACACCAGTGCGTTGGGGTCTGCGACAGAGCGCTCGAAGGCCTTACGAATGGCCTCCTTCAGAGGCCCGCCACTGTACTGCGTGTTCACAGGGGCCTGCGCGATGGGCTCGTAGATGTCGCCAAATCGACCATACGCCTCCTCGAGCATTTCGGATGGCATCCCCCGCTTAAGCGGTGGCGTTCCCTCTGGTCTCACTTCGTTCAGAACAGCCTCTTGCCACCCGGTGCGGCCGCCCTGCTGTTGGCTCTTTATGACTCCGCCAACACCCGGAACCGATGTCCCAAGTTGTTCGGCCATACCGACGAGGGAGTGCGGATTCATCTGCCCGAGAGTTAGTGGTGCGCCGCGAGCGAGCAGTGCCCTGGCCTCCGGCAGTACGCTCTGAAGTCCGGCGTAGCCAAGTCTGGCCTGTTTCGCGATCTGACCTGCTACCCCGCTGAACACGGGCCCACCGACGGCGCCGAGCGCCGTGTTTAGCGCGGTGCCGCCGAGCGTGTCTGAGCGATCGGCGCCAAAGCCGCCGAGAGCGCCAGCCGCCATGTCGAGACCAATCTGGCCCTTTGTCGCCCCAAGCGCTCGGGCCAACAGAGGTGCTTTCGTTGCCTGCGATGCCGCCTGGCCCACCAGTCCAGCGCCACGGAGCGCCGGCCCTGCCGCTAAGCCAGCACCAACGCCGAGGCCGGTACCGACCCATGCCGCCTTGGGATTGGCCTTGTCTGACTCGGCCATCATCTTGTCTTGGAGTTTCTGGTTTTGCTTGTAGAGTTCGCTGTAGGGTTCTTTCGCCCCTGCGAGCTTTTGAGACAGCGTATAGCTTGCGTTCAGAAGTTTCTCGCCCGCTCCAAACGGGGCGTGTTTGACGAAAAACGCCCCGGCTGTACCGAGCGGATCCAGAACCGCGCCTCGCTGAAGCTGCTCGTTTATTTCCTTGAGCTGATTTTTTTCTTCCTCACTCAGCTCGATCTCTTCAGCAGCGGCCTTGGTAGGCGCCGCCTCCTGGTAGCGAGAGGTCGGTTTCGCGTCTTTCCAGCCCATGGCCTATTTCTGCCTTTCGACGCCATCGGGGCCGACGAAGATGGTTCCCGCGGGCAAGGCTTCGAACTCCTCGTCGGTTGCGATGCGCACCGGCTTGGATGTGGCAGGTTTCTCTTTTTTCGCTGTCGGCCTTGAGGGCTCGGAGCCAACTAGGCCGCCAGATAATTCGTGCACCGCCTCTTCGTTGTAACCCTCGGCCGAGAGGGCCGAGCCTCGAGAGTTAATTTTGTTAGCGTACACATCGCGCACCATCGAAAGGCCCTTGAGCACGTCCGCTGGCTTTTTCGACGCGGCGATACGCTGCGCGTTGTCCCATGTCCGCTTCTCTTGAGGCGTCAGTGAGGCGCCGAACGTCTTGTTTCGGGCGGGTAGTTCGAAAAGGGTCTCGTAGTCAGACCACCAGTTCGCCATAGCCTCCATGTTGTCGGTACCCCACTCGCCAAGTGCCTGCGCACCGGCTTTCTTGAGCGGGCCTAACAGACCGTGACCTGCGAACTCTGGCTTGAATGAGTCGTGCAGATAACTGAGCGCGTTGTACTTCTCGGTGAGGTCAACAAGCTCGTTGCGCTCGCCAACGGGAATGCTCTTTTGAGCGCGTGGCTTCTCGAGCTGCTCGCCATCCGGCCCCTGAACCGGCACCGCCGGCTTTTTCGGGTCCTTGGGATCGACGAAGTACTGCCGGCCCCTCCCGTCCGTGACAATCACGAACGAGGGCCCGGGTCTCCCCATCGCTTCAGTTGCCTTGTTATGTCGAGTCCTCTCGGCGAGTTCCTTTTCATCCAGCGACATGCGCCGCCCGAACTGTTGCGACTGCAGAGCCCTGGTCAGTCGTTGTTGCTCGGAACGAGCGGTTAGCTCCTGCTGGTTTTGAAAGTCTTCGCCCATCAGACGCGCTAGCGGTTGTGCACGTCGACCCATGACGCTCGCGATCATCGCCGCCTCGCGTTGCCCGCGCAGAGCGTCAGCAAGAGTCCTGGTCCGCTCCTGCTCCGTCGGGTCTTCGCCCATCAGAAGCGCAAGGATATCGTCCATGGCTAGAGCGTCTCCGACTCATCGCCAAGGCCGTAGCCCCGCGGCAGGTATGGGTTCAGCTGACGCCCAGAGTGCTGGCGACCATTTGGTTGAAACTGGCGACCGGAAAAGTGGGTGGCACCTCCGAAGCCGAAGGGTTCTTGCCCGCCCATCCCGGCCGCTTGCTGCTGACGCTGCTCCATCATCTGCTGCCGGAGGAAGTTGAGAAGGATTTGGGACTGCTGCTTAGAAGCAGCGTCTTGCTGTTGGAGCACGTCCCGCTCCTGTTTCTGGCCGGCGATGGACCCGAACAGAGTTCCCAGCGCCTGGAGTCCGGCGCCAATGCCGGTGCGTCGCTGTTGCTGTTGCGGCACCGGATTGCGACGCAGCTCCTGCGCCATCGCGAGCTGGTTGGCGAGTTGAGCTTGCTTGTCGTCAAGTTCGCCAGCGTAGATGTACTGCATCAAATCTTCTGGTCTGAGATATCGGTTCATGTTCACACCCACCCTGTGCCGGAGCCACCGCCGCTGCTGTCGTGTCCCTCTCCAAACGGGTCGTACTGATTTGGGTCGTATTCCGCGTACACAACATCGCCTGGCTGTGATTCGCCCTTGTTCTTTTTGGCATCACCCTTGGGAAGAAGGAGGCCGATCAGTGCGGCCAAGCCGCCCAATGCCTGTCCGCCGCCGCCGATGGCGTCTGCCCAGTCAAAGCTGTTTTGCTGCGCTGCCGCATTGTTGATCTGTGTTCGACCTAGGCCGTACTGACCCTGCGCTTGTGCCGCGGCGAGCAGCTGCGGCGCCATACCGGCACCAGCTGCGTTAAATCCGGGCATCTCCGGCATTCCCACTTGCCGCGTTGCCCCCATCAGCGTCTGAAGTTGCTGCAACGGGAGTTCGCGCTGTCTCAATAGCTCGGACATTCCCTGCTGCCTTGAGAGCAGACTGCGGTTAAAGGCGTTTCCGCCCATTTCCTCGCCAGTGAGCACGGATTGCCTAAGCGCGCTGCCATAGGCGTCGTTTCGGTCGCGGCCCAGCAAGCTCATCTGTTGCTGGTACGCCTCGCTCGACGGGTCGAGACCTTGATTGAGCAGCCGCGACTCCATCTCGGACTGTCTCTGCTGCCACATTGGGTCGAGGCGCGACTTTGCTTGATTGAAATATGCATCGCTGCCTGCCAGGCGAGCCGCTTCGCCGTCTTGCAATTGAGGCAGGCCGGAGAGGTCTAAGCGGCTGGTGTCGAGGCTCCCTAGCGCTCCTTGTGCTGCTCCAGCCATCTGTCGCTGCGTCTGATTCTGCGCGTCGAACACTGCGCGAAGCTCGGGCGACATCGTCTGTCGCAGGGTCATCTGACCGTCTTCGGCGCCTTGCTCCCACACTTGAGAGCCGAAGTCGGTATAGATGTTCGGTCGATTGGCCCTGGTCTGTTCTCGGATGTGTTTGTTCTGCCAGTCGGCCTGCTGCTGCGCGGCCCCAGTGAAGTCTGGTGCATCCGGCGCTTTTTCTGCGGCTTGCTTGCCCATCTAAGCTGCCCTCTTTTCGTTAACCCAAACGCAATTTTCCCGACGAAGCTCGAACAGCACGATGTCCGCGCCCTTGTCCCAGCCGTCTTTGATTCGATGCACTTCGGTGAAACCCAGCTTGCGAGCGAATCGAATGGCGCGCGGATTGTGTCCTGCGATCGGCGCCAACATGACTCCCTTGCCTAGCTGATTGAACGGGTACCGAAACCCCCACGGGAGAAGGAGTTTCCACGCGGCCGGATGTTCCGCCGCGACGTGCACTTCGACCGCGTTAGGTGTGAAATGGCAGTAGCCCACCATTCCGACGATTTCGCCCTTGGAGTCGACGGCCTTGATGGCAACAAAGTCAGAGGTGATTCCGCAGTGGCTGCGCTTGACGAGCCACGAGAAGTCATCCGAGGTCGCAGCGCTAATGAGGTAGCTCACAGGAAGCCCCCCACTCTGAAACCAATATCGAATCCGACGAGCGTGGTGCGCGATGCCGCAGCAAAACGACACTCGACAGCGAATTCTGGCGCCATTCCGACAGAGCCCTGAACCGCCTGACTTGCTGCGGCGACTGTGGTCCAAGTGGCCGAGTCCCATAGCGAGAGGTCCCAGGCCGCCGATCCGCCGCTGGTGCCGACGAATGTGACGGGGTCAGATTCGATCAAATCAAACCGGTATTTCGCGCGCGTCTGAAAAGTCGGCGCGGCGCCGAGAGTTAAAAACGTCGTGCGAATCAGCTCGACCTTTTTTTGCCGGGCGTTCCCAAAGTGGGAGTACGCAGACAGAAACGAGCCTTGAATGGGCGAAAAGTCATCCGGGTCTGCGAGGGTGACTCCGTCGACGTACCCGGTATTGATGCAGACTCGGCCGTCGGACGTACCGAAGTAGAGCTGTCCCTGCCACGGCGCAGCGGAGAGAATCGGTAGGTCCCGGTATTGGAACCAGCCGCGCGTTGATAGCGACATCGCCAGTTGACTTGTCACCTGCCCCGGTGCGGTCGGTATCGTAACGAGAAGCGCGTTGTCTTCTGGGTGCAGATGCATGGACCAGCCCTTGAGATGGCTGGTGCTGCCCATGATGAAGTTGAAGAGGTTGGAAATTTTGAAAGTGCTGTACTGCGTCCGGTCGATAATCGGGTTGCCGATGACCAGCTTCGACATCGGGAACACGCCGACCGTCGACATGACGAGCAAGTCGCCGCCGTAGTCGGTCGCAATGCGTCTCCCGGTTGGGACCTGGCCAACGTTCCAGACGCCAATCATCCCGAAGGAAGTCGCGATGGATGGGTCAGTGCCGCCGAACACCACCACATCGCCGCCGGCTGAAACGGCAACGAGTCGGTCGTCTACGCCATCGCCACCGTCACCAGTCCAGCTCCAGAGGCCGACCAGGTGGCCACCACTCTTGAACTTAGTGCCGAAGGTGAAAGACGTGGCAGTGCCAAAAATCGCGTTGAATCCGAAGTACCAAGCCCGAGCCGTGTCGCGCTCGACTGCCCAGAGTCGATTCTTCCACGACATCCCGAAGACGAGATTGGCCGGGTTGACACCGTCGACAACGTCCTGTCGGTACTTCCAGGTGACAGTATTGTCGGTGATCGCCGAGCCTGTTCCCGTTGGACCACCAGAACCCGCCGAGGTGCCAGCGGTGGTGCACTCGTAAGTCTTCCCACTGTCATTCAGAACGGTCTGGCCGAGCGTATACGCCGTTGCTGCCGCCCAGTTACTCGTCGCCTTGGGAATGACCTTCGTCCAGGCGTCCGTCGACTCGGTGTAAACGTAGAAGCCGTTTACCTCGTCGAAGTAGAGGCCGAAGTGTCCGGCCGCCGTGACGTAGACCATCGAGACGCCGTAGCCAGCGTCGCCAGTCTTCGTTCCAAAGGAGAGACGAAGGCGAGGGACAGTGCTAACGAAATCCCAAATGACGGTGTTGTCGACAATGCCCGTACCCGTTCCGGTGGGGCCGCCAGAGGCAGCCGACGTTCCGGCGGTAGCAACTTGGTAAGTCAGGCCGTTGTTGATGCAGCGGTCCTCGTCGGCGTACAGCGCATTAGGAACCCACGGGTCAGGGGACGCGGTGCCGCCACTGGTAACATCCCAAATGCCTTCGGTCGTCATCGCGAAGAGACGGTCTTTGGAGCCGTCACCAGCAGAGCCGGCGAAGGGAAAGATTGTCCGCACTTCGCCGAAGGCGCCGGATGCGTCGTAAATATTGATGCCGTGTTCGCGCCAGCCGAGGCGAGCGCGGCCGCCAGACTCGGAGGCAATTAGGTTGTAAGCGTAGATGCAGTCCGCCAGAGGCATCGCCGTGCCGGGCGACACGGTGTTGATCCCGCCAATCGGAAACGGCAACGTCACCTCGGTGAGGAGGTTCGGTTGCGCGGTCCGACGCTTTCCGGGAATCGCAAACACTAAGAGCCCCAGTTAGTCGGTGGAACGTTCGAGCTATCGAGCAGCCTGAACCCGGTGCCGCTGTCGCCGTTGAGCGACAGGACCTTGCCGGAGATGGCATCGGCCTTCGCCATTTGCAGCGCGGCGAAATAGTCCTGCTCGGAGGAAGCAGTGGCCATCCCCTTCTCTTTGAGGAAAAAGAATTTGAGCGCCCGAGTAATCAGGTGCGGGTCAAACCAAATGTAGTGGTCTTTCGAAGTCGGCGAAGCGAGCGTCGGGTCCGCGCTGCCCGAAGTCGAGACCCAATACTCCGAGAGATACTCGAACGCGATGCTTTGCCCGGTCGAGCTGGTCGGGAAGACCTGAATCTTCTTTTCTCTGGTGCGGAACAAAACCGTGAACGTCGCGCTAGAGCCTTGCGCGGTGAGGAACTGCCACTCCTGCGCATCGACTGGCCCGCCCAAAGGAAAAGTGCTGGTGCGGTTCCAATGCGTCTGCTCGAGCATCGAGCGAAACCCGGCGGGCAAGTCGTACAGACCTTGCAACGCGCCAGAGGTCGAGAACGTGTGCTCTCGCTGGAGATGCTGCCAATGATGCTCGCGGGAGAGTCGCTCTCCCACGGCAATCAGAATGGTGCGCATCTGAATAATGTTTGGGTCTGTCGATCCGTAAGGGTCCGTTAGGGCCGAGGCGGAGATGCCCGTCTCTTGCGCGACGCGGCTGATAATCGTCTCGACCGTAACGAAGTCCATTAGCGCTTAGTCGCTTTCTTCAGCTCAGCGAGCTGTTCGGCCTGCTCTTTGAGAAGCTTCTCGAGGTTGTCGCTGTGCGCCTTTTGCGTCAGCAACTCGGAGCGCATCTCCTCGAAGTTTGCGTTGGCAGAAGTGACGGCGAGAAAGTCGCGGGCCTTCTGGCGTAGACCGTTGATGCCCATGAACGAGCGCATCAGTGACGAGCCCTCAGGAATCTCCGCGAGCTGCTCGACCGTAAACACGTTCGCGTACTTCAGCTCGGCGACTTGGCCGACGTTGAGAATCGGCGGAACCGTTTGCGCCAGCACCGTAATCGGTGTGCCGCTTACGTCTTGGGCCTGACCCATCTTGAACGCTTGGTACTGCCGAGCGAAACGCCGCTTGTGGCTTTCATTCGCCGCCACGTGCAGAACGTCTTTCATGCCCGGAAGTACGATTCTGATGAACTCCACCGAGTCGAAGATTTGACGACCGGCGGCCTTGGACTTCTCCGGGTTGTAGACGGGGTAAAAATCAAACGACACGTTGAGACGCTCGTCGCCTGGCTTCGGCCCGTCGTGTCCCTCTGTTCCCGGCATCACCCATTCAGCTGACAGCATGCGGTACTCCCTTTTCTTCCCTGAGAAAGCCTGTCCCGAGCATCAGGGAATGTGCCCGGAACAGACAGAGGAGAGCGCCGCGTACGGAGGGGAAACTTACCGCGGCGCTCCCCGTTGTTTCGTTACGCCGCTAGGGCGTCATCCATGAACGGACGATCCATTTCGAACTCGGCCATCCCTGTTGCAGGGAAGTCGAGCGCCGATGCGCCTCTGGCGTTTTTCACGCGATCGCCAGCGACAACGGCATCGTCGACGCTGCCGGCGGTCGCCGTGGCGTAGACATGTCCGTCATCTGCGAACGCGGTCAGGGCCTTGCCGACGGCCTTGCCGCTGACCTGCGCCCAGCCGTAGGTGCTAGCCACCAGCGCGGACATGAGAATCCCGACCCGACCGATTGCATTTGCCGCCAACAGAGTCGTGGCGTAGTCGTCTTCGTTGAAGGTGACCCACGAGCCGACTGCACCCGAGGCCACACCCTTGACGTAGATGAACTCGGCCTCGCCGTTTTGATTGGCACCGAAATCCTTGCAGCGAATTCGGGTACCAAGGTCGTGCTTCTGAGTCGTCGAGACTTCGGTGATTGGTTGAACACCCAAACGGGGTTCGACCGGCATCCAGTTAGTTGAATAAGCCATGTTCTAGGTTCCTTTCGAGATCAGCTGAACTTGAAGTAGCCGTGGAAACGCATACCGGAGTAGGACAGGTTTCCTGCCCACACCTGCCAGACCACTTTCGCGTCTTGATTCGTCGGCATCCGGTCACCCTTCAGCGGAACGAAGTCGCGCTGCGAGTGCGGTCGCCAGTGGATGAAGTTGGAGTTGAGGAAGTGCGCCACCTTGGTCGCTTGGTATCCACCGATTCCACCGTCGGCGATGACAGTCGCGCCGAGGTATTTGACGTTCGAGAATCCGAGGTCGGCCTCGTCGGTCGCGGTGAAGCGCTGAAGGGTTTGCAGTGACGCCAAGAACGTCGCGTAGAAGTCGTTGTCGCCGATGATGATGTCGGGACGGTCCGACCCTCGCGAACAGTCGAGGTAGTGGTCATTCATCGCGGCCTGAATGGTCGCCGAGGTCAACGCGCCGAGAGTGCCGGTGGTCTGGTTGCGCCAGAACGTCCAGCTGGCCCGATCGATCCCGCCGACAGTTCCAGTGGTCGGAGTCAAGACAACGGCAGCGCCGAGCCCGGTGATTGCTTTGCCACCGTTACCGGTTCCGTCGCCGTAGATGTCTTCCGACATCTTGTTGCGGAGAGAGACTTCGGCGTTCTCGATGCGAGCCGCCATCAGGTCGATGACTTGCTCTTCGCCGGCGTTCTGCAATTCCTCGAGGCCGGACATCAGAACAGGGACTGCGTACTGCTTGATGCCGTACTCAGCCGCGGTCAGTACGTCTTGCTGGGTGAGTCCGAGGGTGTCGTATCCGCTGTAGCTCTGAGCATTGCTGTTTTCAGCGAACGAAATCTCCTCGAGGATGACATTGCCGCCGGAGATTGGGCGACGGAGCTTCTTCTTTTTCTTGAACAACGCCAAAAGGCCGTTGTTCTTTTCCATGTTGTCTTTAACTTGACCGCTGCGCTTCTGGAGAGTTGTCGTGATGATTTCGGTATAGGAAGAGTTGGCGGGCATGGCCCGGTACCTCACTTGAAAGAGTTGGTTGTCCTGGTTCGCGGCTTTCTGCGCGTGGAACGGCGACGCCGTTTCGCTCACGCCCCGTCGCGATTAGGGGCAACTAGCTCTCGCCGGTTTCCCGGACGTGGGAGCCCTCTTCAAGCGGGTGAAACTCTCGTTTCCCGCCTACTGCTAGCTGTCGTGTCGAGCGGTGGGACTTCTTCGTCTCCGCTCGTCCGTGGCAGCCCTCTACCCTGCACCTCTCAGCTGCGCTGCAATTAAGCCTCGCAGGTCTGTCGGCTCGGAATTAGAAACATTCCCCGCCGGCGTAGACTTCACTGAAGATGCTGCCGCTTTCGAGCGCTGCACTCCGGTTTGAGCGGAGGTGTTCGCCTTGGCGGCCTCGCGCTGTTTCAACACAGCGGAGATCTCTGGATGCATCGAGACGGCTAAATTGTACGCATCTTCGAGGGAGAGCGAAATACCCCGCCGGTTCCGCGCATCGATGATGTCCGCCATATCTTCGCGAACGTCCTCGAAAAACTCCCGCGACGCCTTGAATTGCTCAATCTCTGCGCGGTTTTTCTGTTGCATCGCCACTGCGCGTTGCTGCTGCGCTTGCTGAAGTGTCGCCATCAGCTGGTCAACCCGAGGGTCTCTGTAGGGTGCAGTAGGCGCAGCCTCTTGGCCCTGCTGTGGTGACGGTTGTCCCGCTAGTGCCGAGTCGAGCAAGTCAATGGGAATGCCGAACTGACGAACGAGGCCCGCCACTAGCTGCGCTTTGTGCTGCGGTGGCGCGGTGCGAAGTGCCGCTGCCGTTTGCAGCAGATTCTGTACGGCTTGGAGTGGTGCTGCTCCCTCTGCCTGCATCATCCCGCTGTACGGAGCGACGATTTGCTGGAACTGCGCCCAGCTCTTCTGAGACTCGCCCGCGTCCTTCAGCGCTGTGGCGATTTCCTTCTCTCGCCGCAGAACCTCTTGCTGCACCCGAGGCGAAAGTTGACCCCACATCTCGCGCGCGTCGACCTTCCACGACTGCGGAGCCTTGAGCGGTTCGGCCGGCGTCTCTTGTGGTGGTGCCGATGCCTCTTGGGGCAGGACCTCGGCCTTAGCTTCGACGAGCGGTGCTTCTTTCGCCTTCGGCGGCTTCACCTCCGCTGCGAGCGCTTCGCGTGCCTCTTTGGCCTTGGCCGCGAATCGACCGCGCTCGTCGCGGTCTCGGGCGATTTTGGCTTGTTCCGCGTTGTCGTTTGCTGCGACCTCGACATTGTCGTTGGCCGAAACTTCGGGCGCGGTTTCGACTTCAACCGGTTCCGCTGGTGCGGGTTCGCGCACCTGTTCTGCGAGCATTTCCCTGAGCGAGTCTGACATGTGTTCCTCTGGTTTCTCTGGTTAGTTGGCGCTGAAGCCGGTGAGCGTGACGCTGGCGAAGTTGCCGGCCGCTGGTGCCGCTGAGGTTTCAAGCGTCATCGCCGTATTGGCCGTGCCGATCACCGCCATGCTTGGGCTGGGACAACATGCGGATGTGCCGGCCGCGGCTGCGAGCCGACAAGTCCACATCACGGTTCCGGCGCCAGTAGCGCCATCTCGAAGATTGATTGTGATGTCGCCCTGAGCATTCACAGCAGAGATGCACGCGGTGATCGACCGTGCGACATGACGAACGTTTCCGCCACCCGCTGACTTCGAAGCCGAGGCCTGAGTAGCGGCTGCTGGAGTGTGCGTGACGTACCACTCGCCCGCCGGAACGGTCATCGCTGAGTTGTTGGATGTCGTGGCGCTGGTCATGTTCCCGCCCGCGCCGCTGCGCTGCTCGCGGATGTTCACCCCATCAGAGATGAGGGCGAGCGAACCATGCGGTGCGTCCGTGGGCACGGCGGATACGCCGATGGTCCCAGAGGTATACGCAGACGCGTAAACGCAGACATAGTGAACGCCTGCGGAATGCAGGCGAAACTGACCGGTCGAGGTAGTCGACGCGGATGCGATGCCGCTGATTGTGTCGTGGGCACGAATGGCGAACCAGTTGGTTCCGTCCATCGAGCCGCGGAACGCGACAGTTGCAGTCCAGGTGCCGGTCAGCTCGATGCCGACCGAGCCAGCTTTCGCTGTGTTGATCACGACGGCCTGCGTCGCCGAGGGAACAGCGCATGTTCCGGTCGCGGTGAGCGACGCGGTTGTGTGGTCTCCTCGTGCCGCGTTTGCCGACCAGGCCCACAAAGCCAACACCACAAATACAATTCGTACCATCATCGTCGTTTCCTTTCGTAAAGAGCGCGGGCGACAGCCTCGCGGATTTGCTTGCCTTGTCCGGTGTTGCCGCGCGCGTACTCTTGACGCCGCTGTTCCGCCTTGGCCCACGTGTTCTTGTAGTCGTCTGCGAGAGCGAGACCGTTCGCCTTCATGTAGTCACGGTGGCGTTTGCGCGTAGAGAGGTCGGTGCCGTCGGTCGCGGTGATTTTCCCGTAAATCTCTTCTTCAGAACGGCGATGACCGTCGCGAACTTCGCCAACGTAGTCTTCAGAAACCTCGATTGGCTCCGACAAAGGTCGGCCGCCATCGGTGTAAACCCAGCGTCGCCGACTCATGAGATGTGCCCCCAGGTAAATTGCTTCCACTGGAGGTCTCCGCCGATCCAATAGAGGTCACGATTGACCCGGATGTCGGAGGCGCGGTTGGCCTTATTGGTCGCCGTGCACTTCGGACAGACGCTCCGACTGGAAGTCTCAGACTCAAACCGACGCGTGCAGCTGACGCATGAACGATAAACGCGGATCGCCATTAGTCACCCCCGGTGGTCTGCCTCACGGCAGCAAGGCCCATCTCTCGCTCGGCGTTGGTGTTCGCCGCGGCCTGGTCGATTTGGAATTTCGTGACTTGCTTGACCTTGTCCGCTTGGACTTCGGCTTGGGTGCGAACGAGGTCAGAGCGCAACTCTCGCTCATCGTTGGCTGCCTCGATCTTGCCTTTAAGGGCGATGGCTTGAAGCTTCGGGTCTGGCTTCTGCTGTTGCGGCTGCGACGCCATCTCGGTTGCCTTGGCAATCGCCCGGTCAAGCACTCCTTCGATTTCGCTAGAGCCTTTGAAGCCAGCGAGGCCCCACTTAAGGCACTCGAGCAGCTCCGGCAGAGAGCCTGGCATTGCTTGGGCGGCAGGCAGTGCCGTTTGGATGAATCCGGTGAGCGCTTGAAGGAATTCGGTGCGCTCGCCTTTGAGCGCCGCGTAGTCGGTAATCGAAACGTTTTCCGGTCGGACCGACACGCGATAGAGAAACCACTTCGATTTAATCAACTGCACCGCCTGCATCGCCATTTGCGCGTCGGGCGTGTGCAGAACGTTTGAACGCTCGATAATCGTCTGCGGGTCGAAGTGCTTGGAGATGATTTCTGCCTTGATTCTCTGAACGTCAGAGGCGAAGCGAGCAAACTCATCCTGCATCGCTTGCACGCGAACGGATGCGAACCGGGCCTTGATGGCTTGTTCGGTCGCGGTGGTGTTCGACATCGCCTGACCGCGCATGATGTCGCTGAAGCCGGTGACCTGGAAAAGGAGCGCGATTCGCTCGGTGCGTTGCTGCGTCAGGACCGTCAAGGCGTTGACGACCATGTCGATCGGCAGGAAGTTGATTGCTCCCTGCATGCCGCCCTTCTCGGTCAGTGATGGCCAGTTGGCGACGGGGATGAGTTTGTTACGGCGTGGTCCACTCAGCAACGTATCGAGACCTGGTAGGGTCTCATCGTAGACGCCGGAAACCTTGACCGCCTCGGTGAGCAAACGAATGTGCGCGCTTAGCTCGTCAATTTCGGTGTAGAGGTCTTGAGCGAGTACGTAGTCGGGAACCGGCACCAGCGAACTCGTGGTGATGTTCGCAAGCATCGGCTCGGGCATCGGAAAGAAGCCGTCGAGCTGAAGTGGGTTCTCTTTTACGTCGAGGATTTGATTGAATCCTTCGGCGATCCAGTAAGCCGTTTCGGTTTCTTTGTCCCAAATCTCCCAGACACATGCGCGCGACCATGGGTCATTTTGCTTTGCGCTCGAGTCGTCTTGGTCCGTCCGCTTGGATGCGATGAGCGGGATGGTTTTGCCCTTTTCGCCGAATCGCTTGATCAGCGCACGACGGCCCATGTCCGTTTTGAAAGCGACCCATCGCACTTCGTGCCAAACGCGAGCGGGTGACCATCGAAAGTCTTTCCAGTTGACGTGGTCAACTTCTACGTCCTCGAAGGTTTTCACCTCACGCTTGAAGCCTGGCGCCAGTTCAACGCCAGTCACCGGGTCAATCTTCGCCGGCACCTCTTCGACGCCGAACTCAGCCACATAGCGCAGCCGAACGATTCCGGCGCCCGGGTTAAGACGGTCCATCAGCGCGTACGTCAAGGCCCGCTTGTACGAGTCGGAGTCTCGTTCGATGTCGCAGTTCAGTAGGCGCTCCATCGTTTCGCCGCCTACGCGTGCGAGGTCATCATTCGGGTCACCAAACTTCCGGGCCACGTCTACTTGCGGTGTTTTCCCGAAAAGGAGTGCTTGCAGCGTTTGGACGTTCGAGGTGTAGAGGTTGAGCTTGGTGCCGTCGTCAGTCTCGCCGCGTTCGTCCCTGAAGCGTTTGAGCACCAGCTCGCCGCGCTTGTGCCACTTCTCAATGTCTTTATTGGCCGAGTCGAGCTCGAGCTGCCATCGATTGCGAATACCTTCGGGCGTCTCGTCGCTATACTGGTCGGAGTCGATTCGTTCGGCGTCCATTAGATTCGATTCCTTCCGCCGCCTTGAGCGGCGAACAATTCATCAATGGTTGGTTTGCGAAACTCGGGCACGGCTGGCTTGTTTGCCGGCTTCGGCCTGGTGACGATGCGCTGAATGGCGCGGGCGACGAGAGCGGCGTAGCGGAACGCATCAGCGCCGTGACTTGACCAGTCGTGTTCCGGCTTCTTCGTGTACGTCCGAGCGTCGGCGTCGTAGGCGTAGTGATACTGCTTCAGACACTCGATGCCTTCACCGCAGCGCAGATGAATTCGAACGTCTTGCTGTAAGAACCAGCGCGCAGCCTGCAGACCATCAGCCAGCGACAGGTGCGGAGTAATCTGCACCATGCCGGGACCGAACCGCTCAAGGAACAGGTCGAGCGTGGTGACGCCGGTTTGGAAAGTCCGGTGTCGAGCGTCGTGAGGCAGGTAGATTTTGGTGTAGCGATAGCCGTCGCGTTGGGCTCGCAGCTCCAGCTCGTCAAAGAAGTAGGACGCCGGCTTGCCGGATGCTTCGTGGTAGTCGATCAGCTGGAACTGTCCGCCTTCGACCCGCCAGAACCAGAGCGCGGTTGCGTCACCGATGCCGAGGTCGAAAGAAACAAAGACGCCATCGCGGTCATGCTCAAAGGCTTCGATGTGACCGCGCTTCTCTAGGGCCTCGATTAGGTCGCCGTAGACCGAGCCGACCAGCGCAGCTGTGAAGTCGCACAAGTACTCTTGGCGAATCAATGCTTCGGGCATTCCCGCCTGTCGCTCTTCCTCGAGCGTTGAGAGCGGCAGCGCGCCAGTGTCGTGGATAGTGAGTCTCTCCGCGTACCAGCCCTGCGACTCTTTCGCGATGTCGAAGAGTTTCTTTGCGTGGTTGTTGCCGCGAGGGGTGAAGATGAAGGCAGCCGAGCCGCGATTCTCGCGAAGCATCGGTCGTGTGAGGTCCCAGCAATTGGGCTTGGAGATAGAGAACTCCGAAAAGCTGATGTGCACGGGTCCAGCGCCGACGAGGTGGTCGATCGTGTCCGAGCCGACGAGCTGGAACATCGAGCCGCACTGAAGCTCGAGCAGCATTTCGGCTTCGTTCTTTCGTTTGACGATGGCCGGCGGGAAAACGGTATCGATGATTCGTTTGCCCTCTGAGGTGAAGCCGTCCCAGATGGCTTTCTTGGCTTGGCGGTACGTCGGGAGGCAGTGCCAATAGACGCCCTTGCGCTCGTGGGCCATGACGCACGTCTGGTTCAGCATGACGAGGTCTTTGCCCGCGCGTCGGTGCCACACTCCGACAGCGCGCTTGCCGCCATCGTTGAAGTAGGCCATCAGCCGCTTCTGGTAGCGCCGGGGCTTGAAGTCGTATGGCAGGGCAATCTCCATCAGACCTCTGCCTGCCAGTTCAAAACGACGTTCGAAGCGCCTGCGACCGGAGCAGTCCCAAAGGTCACCGTTATTTGCGTGGAACTAACCGTGACGTGGAAATCGCCACGTGCCGCTGCGTGACCTGCGGTGACGCTCACTGAAGCGGGCGTTGTGTAGAGTCCGTGCGAGATAGTGAACGCCGTAGTCGCACCGTCTCCGCTTTGTGTGCTTCGCCCGCGCGCCCTGCCTGGTGCCAGTGCCGCGTCGGAGGTTCCCCAGTTGTTACTGTGTCGAATCGTATTCGTACCGGAGTCGTTGATGCCGCCAGTGCTCGCGGAGACGATGTCGTTGTCGTGGATGACGTTGCGATCGCCGCTAGCAACGAAGATTGCGTTGTTATTCGACCCACCGCCGAGAGTGAATTTGTTGCCGATGACTTTGTTGTAGTCGCCGGCGATGCGTACACCGACCGAGCCTGCCGCGCCTGTTCCACCTGCGGCAGAGAGATTGCCTGTAATCAGGTTCCCATCGGAACCCACCAGAATCTGCCCGCCTGTCGCACCATCCAGCGACGGAATGTAGTTGTTGGCGATAAGGCAGTTGTCTGCTGTGTTCAGCAGCTCGATGGCGGCGCGAGGAGACGTGCTCGCGAAGCGATTGCCGAGAATCTGCGTTCGCGGTGACTTAACGTAAATGCTTTTCGTGCCCGCTCCGCCCTTGTCGCCAAGCGTGTTGCCCTTGACGATGGTGTTCGAGGTGCTGGCCTCGTCGACGTTAATAAACGTGCGCTCCGAGCCGAGACCTGGGTCCGTGGTGGTGTGTAGGGTTTCGAGATGGTTGTTTAGGATTTTGTTCGAGTGGCCCGCGTCTACCGTGCCTTCGCCCACGACCTGAATGCCGGTCGCCGTGTTGATAACTGTGTTTCCCTCGACCACTGCGCCGACGCAGAAATCGACCGAGATACCAATCGCGTCGATCGTCTTAAGGTAGTTGCCACGGCAAATCGGGTACATCGTTCCGTTGCCGCTCTGGTTCGGGTCGTCATTAAAGTGAATGCCCGACAGTCCACCTGTCAGATTTTCGAGAATGTTGTTCTCGACCGTCGGCTTGATGGTCTTCTTTGAGACGTAGATTCCCCAGTTCTGGTACGTCGACCCGACCGAGACCACGTCGTGGATCCGGTTGTTGCCGATGTAGATGCCAGGGACATTGACCACCGAGATGACATCGCCAATCTTCAGTCCCGCGCCGCTCGAGGCTGTCGCGGAGATGTCGCAATCCTCGATGCGAACATCCTTCATCGCAGCTGACCCGACCGAGTCAGAGTCCGTCGCGTAAAGAATGAACGAGCCGGAGATGCCGGCGAAGTCAGCCGCAGTTACGTCCGGCGTGGTGTACTCAATCTTGCAGCCACGGACGAAGGTGCGAGACGCGCGAAACTGGACCGCGGAGTAATACTTCCCGCCGGCAACCCAGATTCCTAGCCGTTCGAGACCCGCGCCTACTGCGTCGAGTTTGATTGCACGAACGCCATTGGTCGGGGTTGAGATGAATTTGACGATCGACGTTGTCTCGTCTTCGCCGACCACCACGACTCCCGCCGGAATGGTCCACAGGGACGAGCGGAGCCATGTGCCAACCGGCACATAGACGTGCTTGACGCCGTAGGTGGCAGCTGCGGCCACCGCGTTATCCATGGCCGTGGTTGAGTCCGCCCCATCGACTGCTCCGTAATCACGGATGTCGATGTGGTTGCGGCGAACGCCCGTGCGGAGGTCGGTCAGACACTGATTCACGCCAGCTATCGCAATCTGCGATGAGCGTGGTGGTGGCAGTACGTTGGCGTCCTCGATGAAACCCATCAGCCAGCGTCTCCTCGATAGATTCGCCAGCGGTCGCCAAGGATGCGCGCCGCTAACGCAGGAAACGCCTCCTCGGTGATGTCTGTGCTGACGAGGACAGCTCCGCTTGGCGGCTGGCGCGAGTAGAAGCCAGCATCACGGAACCCAACCAGCACCGGGGCGTGAAGCAGACCGTACGTGCCTGGCTTGTCGACGTTTTCGACCAGGAAAAAGCGGCCTTCTTCGACGCGCTGGTTCAGCTGCATCACGCGAAGGGCGAGAACGCCGGGCCTGCGCGTTCCGCCATCGACTCCAGCGTCAGAAGTCGGAGCCGCAACAGCGTTGGTTTGGCTGATCAGCCCGCCGATGCACACCGCGACAGCGATTGAGAGGATGAGATGTTTCATGGCTTGGGGATGTAGTGACCGGACAGGTCGCAGCTGTAATCGGTCGAGTTCTCGCCATCGCAACAGAGGCGGACTCCGTCCGAGAGCCGGATGTCTTGTTTGAATGAATGCGACCACGTTGCGTAGTCGGCCAGCTTGACCTTCGCGATTATCTGCCCGGTCTTCGTGCTGCAGTCGCCAGCGGTCGAATAATAGACGTTGATGGTCTGACGGGCGTCGAAGTTACTTAGGATGATATCTGTGACGATGATGATGTCCGACGAGGAGTCGAGACACTGCTGCTCATCCTTTGCGAAGCTGACTGAGCAGTGCCAACCCAGAGCGCCGTTCGTCGAGATGTATTGTCGGCCCTGAGGGTCGCCGCGCCACAAAACCAGGGCGTCGTGCGCAACGTTCGGCGGCGTTTGACCGTGCCCAGTGACCAACCCTCCCACGCCGAAAGGATTGGGGGCGCTGCCGCCTTCGGCCTGATTGCCTACCGCGGTGAGCACTCCGCCGTGCACAAAAATATCAAGCGCCTCGGTCTGGTCGTCGAGATTGGTGGAGGTGATATCGGCCGGGACCTTCAGGCCCTTTGTGCCGCTGCGAATGATTGTTTTCTGCAGTCCGCTCGTTTGGTTTGTCGAGGTTGCGGCGCCAGTGGGAAGCGCCGACGTTCCTACCGCCACGCGCAAGCGCCCGTTCACATCCATCGTGCAGCCTTGAATCGTTCCGCTCGTGTAGGTCGGCGTTCCGGACAGCGCCTGGCAGCCGCTGAAAACCAGCGTGTTAGAGCCGAGCAACGCGCCCTGCGCAATCGCGAGACTGACTTGGTTTGTCACCCATGGCGACGTGCCCTGCGTAACGCTCGTGCTGCCGCCGCTTGGGTCAACCTTCAGCGCACCAGACGCTGAGACAGTGGCCTTGCGGGTCTTGACCGTTCCGTCGCTGATTGAAGTGGACGGACTGGCTTGCTGCGCGAGGAGAATCAGGATGAGCGCGGTCACGCTACCCTCCCGATGCCTCGGACCAGCCACTTCACTGACCAGGCTGAGGGGTTCACGTCCGCGGACAGTCGGTAATACTTCCGCATCTGGTCGCGCGTGACTTCGTGGGTAACTTGCTTTTGGGCCGGGATTTCGAGTTCGACCGTCACAACGTCAGCGAATGTTCCGTCCTCGCTCGTCTCGATCGTCACCTTGCCGGCGTTCGAGGCGTGCGTGTTGATTGCAACGAAGAGCAATCCGCCCCACGCGCTCAGGTCTGTGAATGCAAAGAGCGTGGTCAGTCCGGTGACCGCTTGAACGTCAGAAAATCCGCCGCCAGCTGTCGGCAGTACCGCGTACATCAGCGCTGGTTTCGGGTAGCTCATCGCTTACCCCACGCGAGATGCGCAGCGATGCGCTGGGCGATGGCCTTGTGACGTTGGTCGGGCCCGTAGACTACGGGATGGCCCTTGGCGAATTCCTCGTGCTCAATCAGCGCGCGGAGAGCGATGGCCGCGAGACGCTTCGATGTGAATCGGCGCTCGAGATAGACCGCGAGGAGTGCGGTCGCAGGCACCAGCACGACGGCTAGTGCTATGGCGATTGCCGTCACTCTGTCGGCATATCGGTATCGTTCTTGTCGGAGAGTCCGCCCTGGATGAGAGTCAGGCGCGGTTGTACAGGTTGTACATCTTGTACAAACATGGCTTCACGCACGCGGCGAACCATGTCGTTATCTGGCGAGACCGTTGCTGCTGGCGCCCACCTGGTGTTCTTCATTCGCTCGAGTTCGGCCAGTAGATCGCCGACGATTTGGTGGCGACTGGTGCCACGCAACAGCGCATTGGCCTCCATCGGGTATCGCGAGACCTCGATAAGCGTAACGGCGTCGACCTTGTCGTCACTCATCGCCAGCCCCACTCGGGTCATCCATCGAGACCTTGTTGATCACGATCGACAGCGCATCGCCGTCTTTCCCGGTCAACTCTGTCTTGCGTGTTTCCGCCCAGCGGTCTGGTGCTTTGCGAGCTAGCCACTTCCAGGCGTGGTCCGGGTCGACTTTGCCGGCCTCCCACACCACAGCACTCATAACCGTTTCCGCAGTTCCCTCGGCTTCAAGGATTGAACGCGCAAACTCGCCCTGCTCGCTGTCGGGATTTCTCTCACCTTCGGTCATCCATTCGGAGACCACGCGCTCAGACACGCCTGCCACCATTGCGGCGACCTTGCGGTAGTTGCCTTTGCGCACCAGTTCGATGATCCGCTCCCTGACCTGCGGGGTCATTACGCTTGGTCGGCCGCCCTTGCTGCGTTGCTCGGAAGAGTCGGACATAGGCGGCGCACGCACAGCTTAACGGATGTTCAGTCTAGAACAAATAGGTCAGCTCTCGCTGTCCTCGTTGGCGGCGCAGGATTCGATGTTTGCGACCACCACTTCGAGGCAGTAGCCATCGTCAGTCATCGGGTCTCGGTGTTTTCGATTCGCGAGTCGGCCTTCGACAATCACCTTGCGCGACTTGGCACAGAGGGATTGAGCGAGGCGGGCCTTTTCCCCATACGCGAGACATCGGACCCAGGTTGTTCTCTGGTTGTGCCCAGTGTCAGTGCGCCATTTGTCTACAAGCGAGACGGTGAAGGTGGCGATGGGGTTAGCGCGTGAGCTGTCGATCTCCGGCTGTTGTCCCACCTGACCGACGAGAATAACTTTGTTCACAAACGGATAGTACGACCGGAGTGCGACCGGACGCACACCTACATCAGTGCAGCTGGCGGCGGTCCATTCTTCTTATCTCGTTCTCGAGCTGGCATGCGGTCAGCTTCAGCTGAACCACTTCGATTGTGAGTGACGGCCAGTTCAGCCGGTCCGCCAACCAATCCAGCGCTGATATCAGCGGCATCAATCGCCGAAGTGCGGTCTGTATCTCATCACGCTCGCCCATTCCATTTCCGTCCATTGAGATTGCGCACTGTATACCGCACGCGACTGTCACTCGAGTTTGCCCTGAGGGTTGGTTAGCGGTGCGACCCGATTGGCTTTCTTGATTTCCTTCGCCAGCCGAACCAGCTCATCAGGAATACACGTGACGCAGTACTGGCCGCCCTTGGGTGGAAACCTTCCGCCGGTGACCACGATTGCGATGGCGATATGGAAGCCGCGATCGAAAGAGGTTCCGCACTTGGCGCAGGTTCCGGCGCTCACTTGATGGCTCCGATTGCTCGCAACGCTTCTTCGGGTGAATGGACTACGACCAGTTGTCCGCCTCGCCAATAGGCGTGCCACAGCGCTTGGGTAAGGCCGAGTCGTTTTTCGCTTGGCTTGCGGCTCTTCTCTTTTACCTCGAGCAGGTGCGTTGCTCCGCGGTACCCGACCAACAAATCGGGACAACCATCGCCTACGGCCCCGAGACTGTGCACGGTGGCTCCTGCTGCGCGAAGGGCGTCGACAATCGCCCCATGGTTTGCGTCTACCTTTGCTGCTCGTCTCAAAGACCGCCGGCTGGAATCGAACCAGCCCCAGGCACGTTAGGGCGCACCAATTTCTGCGCGGCGATCTTTTTCCCTGGGTTAGTGGCTGGATTTGAACCAGCTGCGCGAAGGGTGGTCCGGATTCGAACCGGCTTACGTCCTCCGGCGATTATTCGCGATCGCCGCTGTCACGCCAGACAGTACCCTGCGTGTTCCCACCACGCCGCACTAACCTTTTCAGCTCAGCCTACGCGTGCGCGCCCACGTGTTTGTAGCTGTCCAGCGCGGCCGCCGGAATTCGCCATTGACCCTCGACCTTCTCGGCCCCCTGAATTCTGCGCCGAGCCAAGTCGTTCTGAAGAGTCTTGACCGGTACGCCTGCTGCCTTCGCAAACTCCTGCGTTGAGAGCTTCGTACTAATCGCCTCACCTGATTGCGTCTCGTATCCAGGAAACGTCCCGGGCTGACGGCTCGAGCTGAACCTTTCCACGTCGCCTTGCTGGGACCATTGCGAGGCCGACAGCGGGAAGATTCCCAGGCCCATGTCCATGATCAACTGTCGCCACTCGCGAGCGGTGTAGCGCTGCTCGTTCAGGTTGCCTGCGTAGTTGCCGCCATTGCTGCTGCCTTGATTTTGATTGTTCGTCATTTCTTGCTGCTCCCCTCTACGTTGTTAGTGCTGCGGTGAATCATTTTTGGATTTTCGTGATGAGGTCTTTCGCCAGCTGACGCATCAGTTTAAGCGTGTTGATCAGCTTCGGCGGGCAGATGTCCTCGGCGTACTTCATCTGCTTTTCCCAGGTGCGAACTAGCTCGAGGAAGTCGGAGTGGGCGCTCATGGCGCTCCCTCCTTTGACTCGGTGGCGCGGCGCGACAGCTGCTCCTTTAGTCGGTCGATTTCCGCGTAGAGTCTCATCTCGCGGTCGCCGTCTTCCTCGACTCGAGCGTTAAGTGCTTGGTCCATATCCTTCGTCAGCGTCGCGAATCGCTCCAACGCATACGGCGTCTTATTGTGAAGCTCCCAGGCGATTGCTTTGACGGCGTCCCAGGTCCGATGGCTTACGCATTGTGGGCACGAGCATTTGAGGCCCGTCCCGGCCTTGTTTGCGTGGGCGCTCATGGCTTGCTCTCACTCTCTGGGGGCGCGGCGGGCGGAACAATCATCCCTGCCGGTCCCCTTCTTGGGTCGCGGCCGTACCACTGCTCTCGACGTGAGACAGCGAGATCGAATGCAGCAAGGCAACCGACCAAAAACTCCGCGAGAATGAAGTCCGACGTATTCGAACCGTTCTCGACAGAGTAGCGGTTGAGCACTTCGGCTAGTGCCTGTCGCAGGTCCTCACCCATCGCCCACCTCTTTGGTGGGAGCGCTGAACCTTCGAGCGCTCAGCGCGAACCCCATTGCCTCTGCGATTCCTTCGGCCTGCCGTTTGTGTCGCTCGCACATAACCGACGGTTGGCCGGGCCACTCGACGCGGAACGTTGCGAACTCAGCGCATCCTTGGTTTCCGCATTTCTCCCGCGCCCCCTCTGGTGGGGCCGACCTTGAAGTTTCGTAGTCAGACTCCGATTTTTCAGGGTGCGGTGTCTCTGGTGGGGTGGGCGCCGCGCCCTTGAGGAATTCCTCGGCGGCCTTCGCGTTCAGATACGCATCTTCCGCAAGCTGAACGGTTTCGCTTTGTGGCGATGGTGGGGTGATGGGGTCGACGGGGCCGACACCTTCAAGAAAATCCAGAACGTCTTGGATTTGTTTCATTCGTCCAAACGTGAGTTCGTCAGGACGGGCCCAGCCGGAGTACGCCGTCAATCTCTCTTGAAGCCACAGCGCCAACTCCGAGAGAACTTTGTCGGAGGTCATGGCGACACCCGATACCTATCGTCGAGCTGCGGATGGGTCTTGCTCATCTCAAAGGCGAACATCAGACAGCAGCTGGCGTGCGCGAGATGAGAGCGACCTGACTCAGGATCGAGGTCCTCGCCATCCATGTACGCGGTGATGTGACGGAGAGCTGCATCAAGAAGTCGAGACTGCTTCAGGCCCAGCCTCCAGTTGTGGGCGGCGTACTTCTTTGCTCCGTGGCCGAGAACTTCGCCTACCTCCCAGAGCCAAACGCGAGACATCAGTGAGAGGGGTGGCTTTCCATCATCGAGCTTTACGGCCTGCTTCGGCTGTTCCGCGCTCATCGCGACACCCGACGTTTCTTTTCTGCTGGGCTGGGGGTCAGTTCTAGAATTTCTTTCGGGAAAACCTCCCTGGCATGGTTGAAACTGGTCATCCCATAGAGGTGGCCACGCTGATCGAAGTACAGCTCTAGATCATGGCCGGAAGGGCTTTTGACTTGGACGCGCGTTGATGTGCTCGGCGGCGGCCATGTCTCGAAACGTATTGATGCGTAGTCATCGTCGGCGCTGTAGTTGACGCGGCACCTAAGCGCGCTCGGTGCTTTTTTCGTGAAGTCGATGGTCATTTCGCACCAACCCCGAGGAGTGAACTCAGCTCGCGCTGTTTCTTGTCTGCTCCGCACAAGCAATCGCCATTTGGCAGAGTGATTCCGATACACCCGTTGCCGTGTTGTACTCGGACATTCTTCTCAATCCACTCGCGCAACTTCGCGTTCTCTTCTCGGAGTTGTTTCAGCTCGGCGAGTAACTCGGGGGCAGCGTTGCGGAGGGCGCAGACAAACTCAGCGTTCTCCGCTTGGTGTCCGACAACGAACGAGCTTTCCTCTGTCGAAAAAATCACCGCGGGGTTGTCGAACATCGACACTCCGGCGGTAGAGGTGATCAGAAAAAACTCCTTGTTGGCCGGCTGGAGGTCCTTAAAGTCCCACGGGACCCCTGTCGCCATGCGTTCCAATTCTTCGAGGTGGGCGAGGTCGAGGGTCATTGCCATTCCTCAGGCACCTCGTTGAATTCGCTTATGTAAAGCTCGCGGATGTGTTTACGAAGTCGCTCAACTTCATCCATTGCCGTCTTAGCGACCGATTCCCAGTTAGCGAGTGCTGCTTGCTGCTCTCGGATGTGCGCGAGAAGGGCTCGGACATCAAAACTGTATTGAGTGCGGGTGCGGCCGCCAGCGTCGATTTCAATCCTGTCGCATCTCTCGGCGATTGCTTTGAGTTCGTCGGGGGTCATCGCTGGGCCCACCATTTCGTTGAAACATCCATGAAACCTGCGACCAACGACTCGAAGCGCTCTAGCTTTGCCTTCAGCTCTGTATTCACGAATTCAAGCTCGTGTATTTTCAGTTGCAGTCGAGAAGCCGCCTCCTCGTGCTCCGAGACAAGTTTCAGCAACGCCCCGATATCCTCATGGGCCCATGAGCCGGGTTGCATTTGCGAGTGGCGTTGCTCGATGGCGGCGAGGGTTTCGTTGTTCATCGGTTGCCGCCTTTCTGGGGCAGCAACTGATTGCACTCGGTGCACCGCTTCTCAGTCCGGTAGCGCAGCCACATCTTGATCTGGCCGTAGGCGGTCGCCGCCCAGGGGTCGCGCGAACTCGCTTTTATCTGTTCGTCGAGGTAGGCGGAGAGATCGGCAATGACGCCGAGTGCTTCTTCGAGCGTTAAGACTCTCATTCCTCGCCCCTCGTCTGTCGGTTGATCCACGCCACAAAGACAACTGTCGCGAGAGAGAATCCGAGGCCTGCGCCAATCAGAAACATTTCGAAAGGCAGACTCATTTCGTTCCCGCCCGCGTGAGAGACCAAAAGACTGCGGCGGCGAATACAGCGATTGCGATGGACACAAAGGCGTCAACCCAGGTCATCGCGCGGCCTCGATTCTCCGAGCGCGGGCAATGGCGCACTCGAACATCTCCAAGACCTGCTTGTGGGTGGCGTCCGGGTGGTCTGCGAAGTTGATCGCCGAGGCGCCTGGTGCGCAGCCATCGAGGAGTAAGAATCCTTCGGCGATCCCAGCCCTGTCTTGAAACGCCACCTCCATCGCACCGAGTACGTCGAAGGAAAACGCGCGCTCGTTGAACCAGTGGCAGAGCAGCCCAGTCGTGTCGGCGCAGAAGTCTTTCCGCCATGAGGTCTGAATAATCCGGTAAGCCGTCTTGAGCGGCGCGACTAGGCCTGTTGCCATTGCCCCGCCTCGAATTTCTTTTTCGATTGCTCTTGGATTACGTCGACAACCCCGCCACCTCGGCGCTTCACCAGCGCAAAGCGTCTGTCTCGCTCAAGCCAGATTGTTTTCCCGCGCTCCCCTTCGGTGCGTTTGAGAATCGTCACGCGCAATCGCTCAGGCTCGCTCGGGGTTTCCCAGAGCCCCAGGGCGAGTCTGGCCATTCGTGCGATGTATTCGGTTTCCGCGAAGCTGGTCAGTCTGGGGATCCCGTTTTGACTCTTGTCGACCTCCCGGTTGAAGTGACACAGCACCACGACCGGAACGCGATGGTTGACGGCGAGGTCTCGCAGTTGCTGGTAGGTGCGCGCGACCGCGAGGTCATGTCGGTCTCGCACCTTCGACTCGTGCTGCACCTCACCGCCGTGGTCGATGAACACCGCGCGTGCGCCGCGGTTAATCACCCAGTGCTTTGCTTTCTGCACCAGCGTCGCAGGGTCGATGCCGGCTCGTCGGTAGACGAACATGCTCCGAGTGAGCCGGGCCACTTCGCTGGCTTCGTTTTGCACGCGAGCGGATTCGTCTGCGCCCAGTCGGGTTGCGCACAACTTGCCCACAGGCATGTTTAGCCGGCGAGCGAGAAGCCGTTTCGATATCCACTTGGTCGCATCTTCGAGGCCGAACACGCCGACCTTGAGGCCTCGTTCGAGCGAGTGCGCAATGGCCTCGGCGATCAGCGCCGATTTACCGACCGAGGGCAGCCCGCCAATCACGTTCAGGTTCGGCACGAATCCGCCAATTTCTTCGTCGAGCGTTTCGATGCCAGTGGACAGGTAGGGCTGACGAACGCCCGAGCCGAAAGCGTCCCAGTCTTCGAGAAGCTCAAGCATGTCGACATCACCGGTTTCGTCTTCTTCGGCTTGGCCTGTAAATCCTGAGGTGAATTGTTCGAGGTCAGAGGCGAGTTCAGCCGGGTTGGCCTTTGGGTTCAGTCGTTCAAGTTGGTCGCGATAGAACGCTTCGAGCGCGCGAAGCTTGGTCAGTCGCCGGAGTTCCTCGGCGTGACCCAACAGACCATCGCGGCTCAGCGAATTCGAAACCTGCAATCGCTGGATCCGTTCAAACTCTGCCTTGGCGCCGAATTTGAGCTTAGCAGCCACGAACACGGCAGAAAGCTCCGTTGCCTTGGCTTGTGCGACCAAATCGCTCAGCGCGGCGAATAGGGCCCTTAGCGTGGCATCCGTGAAGTCATCGGCGACCAGTCCGCACACGTCGAGCATTTCGCGGGCTGTGCTTTTCAAAATCGGCCCGTCGGAATCGAGCAGCGCGCCAATCACCCACGCTTCGACTTGCACGTTGCGAAGCTCAGGCATGTACGGCCTGCTCTTTCTGGGCTCGCGAGACGTAACCGGACCAATCGCGGATGAACGCCCATGTTGCGCAGGGCGGATCGAGCGAGCGTTTTCGGTCATCCGCTAGGAACAGGTGGTACGCGGCGCCTAAGAGTTGTCTGTTTACCCGGAGAAGGGGCTGGAGTTCTTTGTTGATTCGCTTGATCGACCAGACTTGGTCCGGGAGCGCCTCAGGGCCGAGAACTTCGGCTCGGGCTGACTGCATTAAGCCGTAGATTGTTTCTTGTTCTGATTTCTTTCTCTCTTTGCGTTCTGACTTGGTTCGTTCTTTCCCATTAGGGGCATGTAAGTGAATCAGGTCTGCTTGTTCGGGTTGAACGCGATGAGGGTCCGCGGTTTCTTGCGGACTACTATCACTCTCTTTCTCTTTCTCTCTCTCCTTCTCTATGTGCGTTTCATGCGTTTCATCGCGTTTCACTGAAACGCTTGAAACATCGTGAAACGCGTTTCGTTCTGTTTCATTTCGTTTCGAGTTAACACTCTGCCTGTGTTTCTTTACTCTTTCCGTGGACTTGTCCGGCATCTTCGGCTGTCGATCGACCCAGCCAACAATCACCCAGACCTCCTCACCGTCGCCAACCCGCTCGATTCGAAGCAGTCCGCACGATGGGTCGGCTATTCGTTCCAGGTAGACGCGGAGGAAGCTGGCGGGGGTGGCGGAGTCGTCTGGATCTCCGATTGTTCCGGCCAAAAACTCCTCGTCGAGCATCATCCGCCGAGCAATCCAGTCGAGGTCCTGGAACTGCTGCGTTATCTCCCCGCCAAGGTCTTCCTTTGCGTTGATGTCGCAGAGCGCGTCGTAAAGCGCGGCTCCGAAGAAACCTGCTTTGTAAATCTTCCGATTGCCGTCTCTGTCTGTGTAGCGGCGGTACCAGTCCATTCAGGCACCCTCCGCGTTTGATGACTTGAAATTTTGGATAACGTTGCTATCTGTCCCCAGGTCAGAACGCACACATCACCTCTGGTTTGCTGCGGGCACCGTTTGAGCGCGGTGCCCGCTGTTGTTTGATGAAAGAAAACGACCTCCCGTCACTCTTCCCTCCTGACAAACTCGAACATCGGGTCACCCTTTGCCGGACCGAGCCGCCTCCAAACGGTTGAGCCGCCCATGATCGAGTGAAGCCGCACCACTTCAGGAACTCGGCCCTCTCCCTCGAGCGAGGTCCAAAGGATGCGATTGCCGATCCGGCAGTCACGAATCGTCGACCACGGCCGGCGCGGGATGTTGTCGCGGGCGGTAGAGACCTCGAACTTCTCGGCGAAGTCACCCATGAGCAATTGCCTCCCACACGACCGCTTCGAGCCCCGAAAGAGTGCGGCGCTTCATTCCGCTGTCGCGAACCATTCCGCGCTCGACGAGTTCCACGCGACGAGGTCGCTGACTGCTCTCGGGCATCTTCAGGTTGCGCTGAATTTCCTCGTCAGTCTGAGGACCGAACGCCATCAGGCAATCGAAGACCTGCTGACGCTTGGTGAGCCTCTTCCCAGAAAGCTCGATGACCTTCGCTGCCGCCTTCGATGTCTCGGAGTGCTTCTGGTACGGCGCTAGCTTGAACAGTGGGCCCCAGTCGATCATGACTGCCCCCCGCGCATGTCTGCCTTGATTGAAGCGACGAGTGCGGCGATTTGGTCGAGCCGCTCGCCGATGGATTGCTTGCCCTGGGTGAGGTGGCCAGGGTCGATACCGGGACCAGTGCGCTGCTCTTTCTGGGTGCAGGTCTGAAAGTGCTTCGTGTACTGACCGCGGCCCTTGCCGACCCAAACGGCCCGAGGTTTCTCCTCGCCCTCTTCTAGGTCGAAGTCACCGCCGGTCGCCTCGGCATCGAGAGGGACGTTTTTGACGACTCCCGTTTTCGAGTGAGTCTCGGTCGCCCAGATGACCGGGGCGCCACAGTTTCGGCAGGCACTCATCGGACGCCCCCGACGTGCTGCCAGGTCTGCCCGGTGCGGATTTGGTAGATGACGCGGCGATCAACCCCGTGCTGCTTGGCCAACTGAGTGGTCGTGTGCCCACGAGCGAGTAGCCGCCGTATCTCGATGACATCTTGCTCAGTGAGTTTGGAGCGACCGTTGCCGCTCCCCTTTGCTCTACGTCTCTGGTCGAGCGTCTCGACGCGCTCTATCGTTTTCTTTTTTTCGATCGCCCTTCAGTTCTGCTTCTCCTCTTTTTAGCGCCCATGAAGGGTTCGAATCCCGCCGGGGACGTTAAAAAAGAGGAAAGCGAAACCGCCTCCTCTGTTTTTCTCGAAGCATCAAGGAGCCGGATAGCTTCCCGGCGTTCCTCTACTCCGAGGTGTAAGTAGCGTTGTGTCACCTTGTGCGAAGTGTGTCCAGCCAATTTTTGGATGGCTACGGGTGCGGCTCCGCGAATCGCAAGATGCGAACAAAACGTGTGACGGAGCACGTGCAGATTTCCTTTCGCTCCCTCGATGCCGGCCGTCTCTTGGACGTGGCGCATCCAAGTGCGGACCGTCTGCATGCTCGTCGGGTTGCCGTCATCGCGCGCCAAGACTCGACCGTGTCGGCTCTTTCGCAGCGCTCGAAGCGCGAGGGCTAGCAACTCGGTCATCGGCACCACCCTCCCAGTCCCGGATTTCGGTACAACCAACGTACCCTTCCAGTCTGACACGCGAACATTGAGTGTGCCGGTTTGGAAATTCACGTCGACCCACCGAAGCGCGACTATCTCCGAGAGTCGCAACCCAGCGTCACCGCCGAGCAACACCATCGCGTAGAAACGCGGGTCGAGTTGCTGCGCCGCCTGGCGGATCCGCGCATATGTTTCGAAGTCATAGAATTGCATTTCGGGCTCCGGGGCTCGGAAGAGTTCGACGCGGACCGGCATCTCAGGGAGCAACCCGCGACGCACGGCCCACCGCAGCGCCCCTGTCAGCGTTGTGAGAATGTTGTTGGCCGTCTTGGGACTGAGATTGTGGGTCCGCTGTTTGAGAGCCAACACGTGGCGCTCGTCGATTTTATCGAGCGGGAGGTCGCCGACCACCGGCAGCACATGGTTGCGCAGGATGTTTTCCTTAGCGCGCAGACCGCTCGGCTTGGAGCGAATCGAGACCTCGGCGTATTCGCGCATGAACGAGTCTGCAAACTCCCTGAACGTCGGAAGCTTGAGCCGGGAGAGGTACCCCGACGCGCGCGAGACGATGCGTCTACCCCGGGAGCCAATCACCTTTGGAACCCTCCGCTTACGGCTCCCCCTCTTTTTCTTTTGTCCGCCACGCACCGGCGGGGCCCGGAGCAAGCCCCTTGCCAGTTTGTTGAGTCTCCAACAGTCTCAGTCATTGTGCGTGACATGCGCTACATAGACACTCACAGCCGCCCAGCAATGACATTGCGTGAAATACCGAGTGGTTCGAATTCGAGCCACTATGGCCAGAAATCGAGCCACTGATTCTCATAGCGACTCGGATTCCACCTTCGGTCGGCCGCACTGAAAGAGACAGCACGACCCGTAGACCGGCGTTTCCACGGCGAAGCCCTGTGTTGTCCGACCGCTCGAACTTGTGCGGGCCTGGGCGTGGGTGAATGAGCCTATTTGTTCGGTGCCGCAGTTGAGCGTGTTGACGCGGGCCTGGCAGAATTCCACAGCCCGCTCGCGGAGATGGTCCCAGTTCGCCCATTGATTGCCGCACGCCTCTACGCGTTTCGTGCGCGCGTCGAAGTGAGTGATTCTCGTTCGGACGCAGCCGGCAGACAGCATTGTCATAATCAAGAGCCAGCGCATGTTTCTTTAGTCCTTATTGAGAGCGCTCACTACCTCGCACCAAATCCCAATCACATAAAAGCCAGTGACCGAAAGCACCGCCCACGCCTGCCAGGGAATGGCGTTTTCGGAGACGGCCCCCCAGACACACATAACGATCACAAACGCCATGGGCGGCCAATTCGCCACCACAGCTTCCCTGTGCCTGTTGTAACGCGCAGCCATCGCCCTACCTCTTCCTCTTCTCGCGGTCGTATTGCTTGAGTCCAAGATCTGCGAGGCGCCCGACGACGCGACCGAGTTCAACATTTTCGCCTCGAGCTATCTCCTCGGCGCGTTGAAGTCCGTCAGCCAATTCCTTTTCGACAGCCCGCGCGAGACGCATCAGCTTCACGATCGTTTCTGTTTTGTCGTACCCGCGACCGGACATCTCCTCGACGTATTCCCGCAAGTCATCTGGGCACCGAAACGCCATCATCTTTGTGGCACCCGAACGTCGCTTCTTTTCCTTCGGCGGGAACAGAGTCACTGAAAGCCCAGTCATTTCGTTTTCTCCCTGCGTATCCCGCGTTCGCCAAGCGGTCAATCTTCCTAACGTATAGCATCTGTATTGCGCGTTGTCTACCAGCGCTTGACGTTATGTAATACGTTTGCTATACATGGTGACGCTTTCGCCGGAGAACCCAATGCGTTTCGCTCGAAAAATCAGAGTTGAGATTCCCGCCCTCACCTTCGTGGACACCTTCTGCCGATGCGCCTCACCCATCGGAGACGACCGCGCCTGCTTCTGTGAGCCACAGGGAGAGCTGACGGAGAAAGCCGTGTTTGAAGGAACGGTCTATCTCACCAATGCCGGTGACCTCGGTATCCGCAATGCCCATCTCGATTCCGAGTCGGACACCTGGAACACCGACCAGATCGAACTCTCGGACGAGCTGTGGCCCCAAGTGGAGCGCGCGGTGCTGGCGAAGCTCCGAAGCGAGGCCGACGAGCTGAGGGAGTTTCTCGCCGCGTGGGACGAGGCGCAGGTCCGGTTTGAACTCGCTCGGGCTGAGTGGAGAGCAAAGCTCGATTCGATGGTCGAGGTGACGAAATGAAAACCGAACTGATTGCATTTGAGATGCCGCGGTGGACGCGCACGATTGAGGTCTTCTGGCAGAACGACCCCGAGGGCAAATACGAGCGGGACACCACCGAGGTTACGTGCCGCACGTGGGTGCAGGTCTCGTTTCGGCGCGCTCAGAACGCGCTCGAGATCATCGACTTCGAGATTCAGGTTCCCTCAGAGAACCCCTACGCACAGCGCGATGATTACGACGAGCTAGAAGTAACCGAGCAGCGCGTCCGGGATGTTCTCCCGCTGGTGCGCGAGTTCTGCCGCCGAGCCGGCTCCAAGCAAATCAAATTCCTAACCCCAGAGGAGATTGCTCAATGCAAGCAGCAACTGAATTGAACGGACACGTCGAGAGGTACCAACCCCCAGTGGCTGTCATTCCGCCCACCTTCCTGGAGTCGCGAGATATAGGCGAAGTTGCAGCCGCGCTGGTCGAGGCCCAAAAGAAGATGAAGGCCGCGACTAAAGATCGAGAGGTCAACGTCACCTCCCAGAAAACCGGCCGCAGCTGGAAGTCGGAATACGCCACCTACTCTGCCGTGCATCAAGCCTGTCTCCCAGCTCTGAATGAATGCGGCATCGCGCTGCAACACTACCCGAGCACAGCGTCGAGCTTGGTTACCGTCGCAACGCGACTCCTTCATAAGTCCGGTCAGTGGCTCGCCTGCAGCATCACGATGGTCCCACAAGACCAGGGGCCCCAAGCGATCGGCTCGTGCATCACGTACGCGAAACGGTACACACTGGAGGCGCTCGCTGGCATCCGCACCGAAGATGACGAAACGGATGATGACGGCGAGATGGCTGAGGGGCGCAACACGCCGCCCGTAAACAAGGCCGCCACCGTCGACCCCAAGAGTCTTGAAGAAAGACTGCTGGCGATCACCGTCGCGCTGAACGACGCCAAGACCGTTACCGATGTGAACGCGCAAATCGCGACCATCCAGTCCCTGCCAGACGGCAACGCCAAAGACCGCGCACGCAACGCATTCACTGCCGCCATGGATCGAGTGAAGGCTCAGCCAGTCAAAAGGAGTGCGCGTTGATTTCGTTTTCGGCTTCCGCCCTGCGTCGCGTCGAAGAGTGCCCCGATTCCGAGGCGCTCGACCACGTCAACGAGACAACCGAAGGAAGCGAGCGTGGCGACTCAATTCACCACTTCCTTTACGAGGTGCCCATAATCGGAAGAGAGCGGGCCCTTGCAAACGTTCCTAAGGAGCATCGCGCCTTCGCGGAGGCAATCAAACTTGAGAATCTGCCACTTGACCCCGAGGTGTACGCTGGCGAGGTTGCCTTCGCGATCGACTACGAAACAGGCGAAGCCCGCGAACTCGGTCGAGGGCTTGAGCGCAACTACCACGACCGGCGCCCAACCGAAATTCCAGGGACGATCGATGTCGTTTCGATCCTCGAAATCGAGCGCGGCGGAGTCGATGACTTCAAAACCGGGTGGTGCTTCACCGAGCCCCCAGAAGTAAACCGGCAGCTTCAGTTCGCAGGGTATGCCGACGCGACGATTAACGGCCGCACTCATGTGATTGGCACTCTGCACCACCTTCGGGAGGACGGCTCACACTTCACGGCCTCCGCCGAATACGGGCCCGAGCAGCTCATGGCCTTTCCCGCTTACCTGCAAAAGCTCGTTCGAAACGTAGAGGTCGCCAAGGAGCGTCGTGCGAGAGGCGAACCACTCGACGTGAATCCGGGCCCGTGGTGCAAATACTGTCCAGCGAAACGAAAGTGCCCAGTCTACGAGAATGCGCTAGCGCCCTTCACTGGCGCCGGTACAGCGCTGATCACCAGAGAGAACGCCGGCCAGGTCTGGGAAGGCCTTCGGCGAGCGAAGGAGCTGGTCAAGAAGTACGAGGCCACGGTCAAAGCATTGGCCGAAGACGCCGCTATTCCCCTGCCATCGGGCGGGTACCTCGGCCGCCGCACGAAGATGCTCGAGAAAATCGACTGGGCCAAGGCGCAGCCACTCTTGCTTCGCTACGGCTCAAGATTCTTCGATTCGCTCGGCCCTGAAATTACGAAGGCCGCGATCGAGCGAGCCGCCGCAACACTGGCGAAGGATTACAACCAGCCCGCGAAAGAAATCGCCCGGTTCATTCTTGATCAGCTCCGACAGTCGGGAGCAATTCGCAAAGAGCAGCAGATCGAAATCGCCGAGGTGAAGCCATGAGTCTACCCGACCCGAAGATCAGAGAGCTTCGCGATCTAATACTGTCGCGCATCACGACCGCGGCGAACATGCGAGATGATTGCTGGGCGGCGGATAACAAGCTGAGCGCAATCGCTGAAATGAAGGTCATCGTAGCGCTGCGTGCGGTGCTCGATTGGATCGAGGCCAACGACGAGCGCCAAGCGACAGAGGCGAAGCCATGAGCGACTCAAGCGAGGGATTCTACAAGCAGCACATTCAGCACCTTCTGGCCGACATCGAAGGCCGCTTGGAGAAGCTGCGAAAAAACTCCAACCCCACCGCTCGGGGCGTCGTGCTCGGTCTTGAGTACGTGCGCGGGTGGCTCGCCGGTGCAGATGCGTACACAAAAGAACTGGTCGACGCGTTCGAAAAGGAGCAGAGCAAAAATGAGCCTGATTGAGCGAATTCTGTGTTGGCTTGGGCGGCACTCCCCGGAGGACGGGATTGACCCGCGGACCTGCACAGCTTGGTGGTGCGCGCGGTGCGGTGATGTCTTGCCGGGCGCGCTTGCTTTCCGAAGGAAGCGCTAGCCGTGGCCAAGCTTTCGCCACGAACGGTGAAGAAAATCCGCTCCTACCTTGAAAAGCGGAGCGACGAGCCCGAGGCCCGCACGCTGCTCGGGTTGATTCCCAGGGCAACGCGAAAGATTGCCGAGCGAAAAGAGCAGGCCTTTGCCGCTATCAAGCCAGGGTTTAGTAGGCGCGAGCTGAGGCAAACGAAGGTTAAAGAGCGCGGTTCTCTTAGATCGAGACTGCGCGCGTTTGGCATGGAGCGGTGTGGTGGAAATTGCGAGGTCTGCGGAAGGTACTTCGGCGAGGCGCTGCACATGGATCACTACTTTGGCGGCTCAAACAAATCGAGAATGGAAAAGCGTTTCGGCCTCGACTGCATTTGGATGATTTGTCCGACC